GAATATGAGAAGCGCCGTCGCGAGCAATTGGAATGGCGCGCCTGGTATGGAACGCAGCGCTGGCGCAAGCGCGCGAAGCATCAACTGACGATCGAGCCGCTCTGCCGCATGTGCGCCGCCGAAGGGATAATTCGGCCTGCGCGCCATGCCGACCACATCGTTCCGCATCGCGGCGATTGCGAGCTGTTCTGGTTTGGCGCGCTGCAGTCGCTCTGCGACCTGCATCACAACAACGTCAAGCAGGCTAAGGAGCGCGCTGAAGGGGGGCCCTCAAAAGTTTAGGCCGCCTCCCCCGCGACCGGACCCCCAGCTTCGGGGAAAATTCCGCGAAATTCTGGAAAACATTTTTTTGTGAGCCATGGGACGCCGCCGAGACTCGCCGCAAATGCAAGCCGCCAAAGGCAACCCCGGCAAGCGGCTCACCAAGGCCGAGAAGGCGCTCGCCGAAGCCAATCGCCTGGCCTCCCTCCTCGCCGCCGCGCCGCCTGAGTCTGGAAGCCCCCTCGCGCCGCCCGTCATCATGCTCGACGAGCGCCTCAAGCCCGCGATCACCGTCTGGCGCGAACTCGCCGGCGAACTCGGCCGCATGAATCTCCTCACCACGGTCGACCGCTTCACCTTCTCGGTCTATTGCATCGCCGTCGCGGACTATTACGCCGCCGTCGACGACATCCTCGCCAACGGCCATGTCTATTGGGCGACGACGCACGGCGGCAACAAGCTCCGCCGCGCCAACCCTTCCGTCGCCATCAAGGAGCGCCTCGGCAAATTCATCTTCGACGCCGGCGCCGAATTCGGCCTCACGCCGCTCACCCGCTACAGCCTCCTGCGCGAGCAGGCCGGCTTCGGCGGCCCCCCCAACCAGAATCCCGGCGCGCCGCAGAAACCCGCCGAGCCCGCCTCGCCCACGCATGACGACCAGGATCTCATCGGCTACGCGCAGCGCCTCGATTCCGCGCCAACATTGCAATGACTCTTGTCCCTCGCCACGGATCATGCCGCCAGCCCGCCGCCCGCGCCGATCGCCGCCGACCTGCCGCCCTGGATCGTCGATGCGGACGCCCGCGGGTGGACCTGGGCGTCGATCGCCTGGCGCCGCGCGGCGTCCGTTCCCGGCGCCTGGTTCGATCACGCCAAGGCCGACGCCATCATTGCGCTCTGGCCGCAGATCTTCCGCCTTACCGATCTCCACTTCGCCGGCCTGCCCTTCCGTCCGACGCTCTGGCAGGAAATCGTCATCCGGCTTCTGGTCGGCTGGAAGGTTCCGACCGAAATCATCGATCCGAACACCGGCCTGCCCTGCGCGCTGCATGTGCGCCTGTTCCGCCGGCTGCTGCTCTGGATTCCGCGCAAGAACGGCAAGAGCGAATTCCTCGCCGCGCTCGCCCTATTGTTCTGGGCGCTCGACGCCGTCCACGGCGGCCAGGGCTATTGCTTCGCGCTAAACGAAAAGCAGGCGCGCACCGTCCTCAACAAGATCAAGGCGATGATCGTTCGCGAGCCGCGGCTGGCGCGCGACCTCGCCATCTTCAGCCGATCGATCTGGATGGCGAAGCGCATGGCGCGCTTCGAAATCCTCTCCGGCAACGCGCAGGGCAAACACGGCTTCTCGCCCGTCGTCTCGGTCGGCGACGAAATGCACGAATGGCCGTCGCGCGATCTCGACACGACGATCCGCCAGGGCATGGGCGCGCAGCTGCAGCCGATCGAACTCTTCGCCTCGACCGCGGGGCTCAAAAGCGCGCTCACCGGCTTCGAGCTTTTCCAGGAATCGAAGAAGATCCTCGAAGGGCCGATCGCGCCGCCGACGCCGGGCAATGACAATGGCGAGGGCCTTTACGATCCGGCGACTCTGGTCGTCATGTTCGCCTGCGAGGACGACGACGACTGGGAAGACGAAAGCGTCTGGCGCCGCGTCAATCCCAATCTCGGCCTCTCGCCGACGATCGACTTTCTGCGCCGCGAGGCGGCGCTCGCCCGCAACAATCCGCGCGCCGAATCGCATTTCCGCCGCTACCATCTCAACCAATGGGTCGAGGCGGTCACGCGTTGGCTCCCGATCAAGAAATGGGACGCCTGTTGCGCGAACAAGGACGACTGGAAGACGGCGGCCGAACGCTTCCGCGGCCGTCGCTGCTTCGGCGGCTTCGATCTTTCGACGAAGCGAGACATCACCGCGCTCGTCTGGCTCTTCCCGCCGGAGGGCGACGATCCCAAGACCCATCTCGTCTGCCGCTTCTGGGTTCCGGCCGAGACGATCGAAACCCGTGTGAAGGAAGACCGCGTTCCCTATGACCGCTTCCTGCGCATGGGCGCGATCGAAACGACGCCCGGCGACTACATGGATCAATCCTATATGCAGGCGGCGCTGAAGGAAGGCGTCGAGACGTTCCGCGTCGAGGCGATCGGCTTCGACGAATGGAACGCCTCAAAACTCTATACCGACATCACCAATGAAGGCGTCGACCCCGCTTTGTTTCAGACCGTGCGCCAGACGATTCCCGCGCTCACCGAAGCGTCGAAAGATTTCGAGCGCCTCGTCTATCAGGGCCTGCTCGACCACGGCGGCCATCCCGTGCTGCGCTGGATGGCGCAGAACGCTCTGGTCGTTTCCGACACGAACGGCAATTTCAAGCCGAGCAAGAAACACTCGCGCGAGAAGATCGACGGCATCGTCGCCGCCATCATCGCCGACGCCGTCTATGTCGGCGGCGAGCATTTCGTGTCGGCCTATGAAACGCAGCGGCTGATGGTGGTCTGAAATTGGGCTGGCTCGCCTGGCTGCGCGGCGCGAAGGAGCGGCAAGCGCCGGAAGCGCCGGCGGCGGTTGAGGCGCCGCGCGCGCAAGGCCAGTTCTTCGCCGGGCTCAACGATCCGGCCCTTCTCGAGTACATCCGTTCCGGCGGATCGGCGCAGCGCGCGCTGCAGGTCTCGGCGGTCTTTCGCTGCGTGTCGCTGATTTCCGGCGCGATCGGCATGCTGCCGTTGCGCCTGATGAAAAAGCCCAAGGGCAAGAGCTATGTCGGCTCCGGCGCCTATGAGGAGGCGACCGATCATCCGCTTTACGATCTTCTGATGTATGAGCCGAATTCCTATCAGACGGCGAGCGAGTTCAAGCGCCTGATGGAATCGCGCGTGCTCACCAAGGGCAACGCCTATGCGCGGATCGTGCGATCGAGGAACCGCATCTCCGCGCTGCTGCCGATCGATCCTTCCGGCGCGACGGTGAGGGTCGCCGCGGACGGCGCGATCTCCTACGCCTTCACGCTCAACAACGCCTTTTTCGAACTGCCGCAGAGCGAAATCTTTCATCTGCGCGGCTTCTCGACCGACGGCATCGTCGGCCTGTCGATGATCGCGCTCGCCGAAGACGCGATCGGCCTGTCACGCGAAGCGGCGCAATCGCTGCTCCGCATCTACAAGACCGGCGTCTCGGCCGGCGGCGCGCTGACCCATCCGCAGCGACTGTCGCAGGAAGCGCGCGACAGGCTGAAAGCGAACATCGACGACTATTCCGGTTCGATCAACGCGGGAAAATGGATCGTTCTCGACGAAGGCCTCAAGGCTGAAAAGCTCGAACACAGCGCGCGGGACTCGCAGACGATCGAAACCGCCAAACATCAGATCGAAGACATCGCCCGTTTCTTCGGCGTGCCGCGCCCGCTGATGGGCATGGAGGACACGAGCTGGGGCTCCGGCGTCGAGCAGCTCGCCATCCTCTTCGTCCGCTTCGCTCTCGCGCCCTCTTTCGTCAATTGGGAGCAGGCGGTGCAGCGCGCGCTGCTTTCGCGCGAAGAGAAGCGCGCCTATGTCGCCGATTTCGACGAACGCGAATTGCTGCGCGGCTCGATGAAAGACCAAGCCGAATTTTTCGCCAAGGCGTCTGGCTCCGGAGGTCACAAACCCTGGATGGAGGCGAACGAAATCCGCGAACTCACCGGTCTGCCGCCGCATAAGGACGGCAACGGCCTTACGCCTGCAGGCGCGGAGCAGCCCGCGCTACGCGCCGCTCCGTGAGCACGCTCACGTGGCACCACGCTTCAACGCGGCGGATTACCTTCTTGATGCTTCCCTTCTTGACAACGACCTGTCGATTGCAAGCCAATGAACCTTGCAGTTGTGTAGATCTCTCACCTGAGCGCGCAGGCGGAAGACGAAGTCTGTATTTGTGATGTCGTCTTCGTCTGCAGACACCCACAGGCGAGTAATGCCCGGTAATGTCTCTGCATCGATTGAATTAAGAGACAAAAGAACGAAGGGTTTACTAGTAAACGGTATGCGGAATTTTATTGTTTTTTCAACTAGCGTTTTTTCCCAATCTGACTGAGTCGGGCTTGGGCGATCACGCGGGCCACACAAAAAATATCCAGAATCAACCGAAAAATGTTTAGCTGCATCGGAAATCAATTGAAGATTTGACTTGTACTTGCTACCAAATACCGATTTGAATTCTTGCTCCACCGCATTCTCGATATCTGCGTGAACCTGGCGTTTGATATCCGGCAGCAGTTTGTCCAGCTGAGCTGGGAACGCTTTAGATATCTGCTCAGGAATGGCCTCCTCGATCTTTCGTTCAACTAACGAAGGGATCCTTGTCTTTATTTCCTCCTCTATCATCTCTGGAGCTACCTGCTTAAGATGGGCGTCAACAATAGGAGAGACGCGTCCTTGGATATCTTTTTCGATGATGTCGGGGGCAATCTCTTTTATTTTGGCCTCGGCGATGGGTGAAATTCGCGCTTTTATATCATCTTCTATGATTCTAGGAGCCATTTGCTTAATATTGGACTCCGCAATTGGCGCAATGCGCTTCTTAACTTCTTCTTCCGTTAGGGAAGGAACTTTGTCAGCAATCACCTTTTCGATAATCGGCGGCGCTATTTCCTGAACTTTTGATTCGAGATATTGGACGGCCTCTTTTTTTACCAACTCTGGCGCTCCAGACCACATAAATTGTCCATTCCAACCTAGTATAAGTAAAGCCGGAATACCAAATGCCGCTCCAGCGGCAGACAACGCCGTTTTACTGACATATCTTTCGTTCAACGCAGATAATTTTTCGTCGATTGACTTTCTATTATCGACAAAATCCTCTCTGATAAAGTCTAGCTGCTTTTCCA